CTAATAAATAAGTAGCTGTTTTTCCTGTACCTGATTGAGATTGTAAAATACAATCTTTTCCCGTATTAATAGAACTAATACCTTTAATTTGAATTTTTGATGGTTGTGTAAAACCATGTAAATAAACTCCTTTTAATAAATTTTCATTTAAGTTAAGACTATCGAAATTTTCTAATTCTGTTTCCATTTATAATTATTACTAATAGTCTCTTTAAGTCTTTTTATTTTATAATATTAGTTAATGGAAAAAAAGTTTAATCTTAATTCAAAATATTTATTTTCAAATCAATTAATTGAATATCTAAATATAGCTAATAAATCATATACTATCAATGAAATAAAAGATATTGTTAAAGTAAAAATATTTAATAATAAAAAAAATAAACAATTAACATGGGATGAAATTTTTTTATTTAATTTAGATGATTTCAAGATGATTAATTATAATCATATGATAAAATTAATTATTAATAATTTTATAGTTAAAAATGAAAATCAACCAAATTGCAAATTTTACTATTATTATCAAATACCCGTAGAAGTGAAGGATATAAAAAAATTGAATTAATGATGTATTAGCTCAAATGTTTTATATTATAATGTCAACCAAATCCGCTAAAGAAATGACTACAAACTATACCGACGTCGATGTTTCTCAAGTAAATTTTACAGATCTTGAAGATAACACTCGTTCAAAAGGACAAAAAATTTCATACATTCGTTACACTAGTCCTGATACAGGATCTGAAGTTCCATTGTTCATTCAATTTCCTTGGATTCATCTTTCTACCTATGGTGTACCTAAATTAGGTGAGTATTATACAGATGATTCTCAACGTTCATTTGTTAAGGTACCTCTTGATCAATCAGTTTCAGAGGTCAAGCAACTAAGTGATATGTTTCGAAAGTTGGATGATAAACTGGGATCTACAGAATTTAAAGAAAAAATGTTTGGTACAAAAGCATCTAAATATGTTTATCAACCAATTTTAAGAATGCCTCAAGAAGAAGATGAAGATAATAAAAAAGATACAAAGAAAGATTATGGACCTCGTCATCCATATATGAAACTTAAGATTGATACAACATATCCTGATAATCAAGTTAAATCTATTGTATTCACTTCAGTCATGGAAGGTAGTAAACGAGTTAGAACTAAAGTTGAAGGAGTTAAATCTGTTGATGACTTTTCTTCTCATGTTTGTTGGATGAGTCGTATTCGTCCTATTGCACGACCTGTAAAACTGTGGGCTCAAGCTGCAAATAAGAAAGATCCAACATACGGTCTTACATTCAAGATTGCAAAGACAGAAGTAGAACCTCCTGCTAAATCTAATTCAAATGTTAAGCAATATCTTGAGTCGGATGCATTTTTAGATTCTGATGAAGAATCAGATACTGTAGCTACTGTTGCTCCTACTAAACAAGTTACAAAGCAAGTAACACCTCAAGTTGTTAAAGAAAAACAAGTAGCTCAAGTAGATTCGGATTCGGAATCAGAATCAGAAGGATCTGAAGATGAAGTTCCAATTACTCGAACAGCTTCTTCAAAACCATCTATTAAGAAAGTTGAATCAGATGATGAAGATGAATCAGATGAAGATGTCAAACCAAAGAAAGGTGTATCTAAAGCCCCAGTAAAGCCTACAACAAAGACTAAAAAAGCAACTAGTTAATTTATTTTAATTATATAAATATATATTATAAAATTATTTAAGGAGTATTTTATATTATATGTAATACATGAATAGCCAAGAACCTTTTAAGATTAATCACATAGATTTTAATAAAATTGCGTATCCAAAAAATAGATCAAATGATAAAAAAAAAATTATATTAATAAAATATAATGATAAAGGTAAATTAAAAAATTTTGTTTTCCAAACTCCAACTTTATTAAATATTGGTAAAGCTCAAATGTTCAATGGATATTATGAGATTGAGTTAGCTTTAGTTGGTAAAGAAAAAAATAGTGTTAATGATTTAATTGATTTTCTCTATGAACTTGAAAACAAAATTAAAAAGGATGCACAATCATATGCTTCTGAATGGTTTAATATAACAGATAAAAATCAAACTATAAATTTTCAAAAAATTATTAGAGAATCTGATAATTATTCATCGGGTACAATTAAGATTAAAATTATTAAAAATAATGATTTTGAAACAGTATTACAACAAAATAATTCAAAGAAAATAAATGTAGATTCCATACTAGAAGATTCTTGGTGTAAAATGATTTTAGAATGTTATGCTATTTGGATTAATTCAAATAATGATTTTGGTATTTTTCTCCGACCAATTTTGATTTCATTTACACCAAAAGAAATTTATAATTATAAATTTATAGAAGATTCTGACGAAGGAGATGATTTTGATGTTCCTGACACGGAAGTTAATAATAATATATTCATGAATATTCATAATAATTTTAAAAATAAAACTAGTGCTGATTCTACATCTCAATTAGAAGTTGATAATTTAATAAGAGATCTACAAGCTGATTTTGAAATATCTGTGGAATCTGAAAAAATAAATAATTTAGATATTAATTTAGGAACTAAATTATCAAGTAGTGATAGTTACGAATCTAGTAATATTGATGCAGAAACATCAGATTAAAAATAAAAAACTTTAAAATAATTAAATTATTTTAAAGGTTTAAAGACAATATAACTAATCTTATTATATCAAAATTCTGAATGTTAATTTTAGAATCAACAAAATTAAATAATGAGGTTTTTAAAAATATTCAAATTAGTTCTCAAGAAAATATGATTATTAAATCCCTAGAAAAATTTTATGAAGATAATCAAAATATAAATTTATTTATTCCAATTTTAAATTATGAATCTAAAATATCAATTAGATTAATTGATTATTTTATTACTAAATATTCTAAACATAATAAAACAAATTATAAATTAAAAGAAAATGATATTGAGCAAATTTTTAATGTTCATACATCTTATAAACAACAGTTGAAAGCATATCAAAAAAAGCATTTTGATCCTTTTAGTAGAGGTGATAGAATACCATATTTTATTGGTGATAATTGTGTAATAACAACAATTGGACAATTAAATTTTTTTAAGTGGTTTATATCCAAAAAAATTTACGAATATATAAATTTAAATCATGATTTAATAGAATTGGATATGAATAAAAAAAATAAAAACGATAAAAAAAAATCAAAAAAATGTTCAAAAATTAAAAAATTTGTTAAACCAGCTTCTATATGTAACACTTATATATCGAATACTAATTATATATCATCTGATTCAAGTTCAATGTCATTTCATGAATCTAAAGCCGATAAAATAGTGGTTTCTTTTAATTTCTATTAATATCATAAAAAAAATTGATAAAATAATTTATTAAACTCTAATTCTTTATTATAATGCCATCTAAAAATACTAAGGATACAAGCGATGCCAAAGTTTCAAAAGCTAAGAATACCAAAAAAGATGTTGAATCTGAAGATGAAGAGCCTCAACCTGTTTTGAAAACAACCAAAGGCAAAAAAGTAGTTGAATCTTCTGATGATGAAGTTAAAGAGACTAAATCAACAAAACCAACTAAGAAAGCTGAAGTAGTTGAAGAACACTCTGATGAAGATGAAGAAGTTGATTCTGATTCTGAATCATCTGATTCAGAAGATGAAGCAGTTGAAAAGAAGACCAAAGAAAAGAAAACAAAAGAATCTTTTGAAGAACTAACTAAAAAATTAGAAGGTCTTCGTAGTGATATTAAAGATGTTAACAAGGAAATTAGTGAACTTGAGAAACAACTTAAATCTCGTGAAAAAGTTCGAAATGATTATGAACGTCAGTGTAATGCAATTGTAAAAGTATTGAGCAAGACTCATACTGATGAAGTAAATAAAGCTATTAAATCTAAACCCAAGCGTAAAGGTAATGTAAACGGTGGTTTCAATAAAGAACAACCTGTTCCTGAAGTTTTGGCTAAATTTCTTGGACTTGAAGAAGGTGCAAGTATGGCTCGTCCCAAAGTTATGAGTGCATTGAATAATAAATTTACTGAACTCAAACTTAAGGATGGTCAGAACACTACTCTTGACAAGGCAACAGCTAAAGCTCTAGGTCTTGGTAAAGAAGGTGATGGTAAGGTAATTAAATTCACTGAATTCCAATCATTCCTCAAGACATTCTATCCAAAGAAAGAAGAGAAAGAAGTTGATGTTTAATTTATATTATTAAATGAATATGTTTATTTAATAATAATAATTTTTTGAAATGTAATATTTTTTATTTAATATTAAATTACTTTATTACCAAAATTTTTTTACAAATAAAATATTTTTTAACTCCCCTCTCTCTCTGGGTCTTGGTTGAAATTTAGTAGTTGAAAGTTGAAAAAAATAAAAATATTTAAGGAAAAAAAATTGTATTGTATTATAATATTTATGGTTGAAAATAATTCAACTAAATTTAGATGTAATATATGTAATAAAAACTATAAAGATAAATCTGGATTATGGTATCACAACAATAAATGTCATAAAACTGTTAGTAATTATAATGTAAGTCAAATGTCAGCTAATGTAAGTCAAATGTCAGCTAATGTAAGTCAAATGTCAGCTAATGTAAGCCATAATAAGAAAACAAATGAAAATAAATTAGATAGATATTGTTGTGAATATTGTGGAACATCATATTTACATAGACAATCAAAATATAAACACCAAATTAAATGTAAAAATAAATCAGTTGATAAAGATGAAGAAAAAAATATAGAACAAAAAGAAATTATAAATTTATTAATAGAACAAATTAAAGAACAAAAAGAAAAAATAGAAGAACAAGAACAACAAAATAAAGAAATTAAAAAAACATTAATGGAATTATTAAATAAAAATTGCAAAGTTCATCCTAAAACACTTCAAAAGATTAATAAACAACTTAATTTAAATGGTGATCATAATACAATTAATGAAACAATTAACAATGGTACTGTTAACAATACATATAATATTATTGCTCTAGGTCATGAGAATCTTACAGATGTATTTAGCAGAAAAGAAAAAATGTCTATTCTTAAATATAGATACTGTAGTCTACCTCATCTTGTTGAATATACTCATTTTAATGATAAATACCCTCAGTTTAAAAATATTTTAATTACTAACACTCAAAATACACTAGCTTATAAATTTGATAACAAGAAGAAACAGTTTATAACAATTGATAAAAATGATTTATTAGAAGATATAATTGATGAACGTATGTGTGATTTGAGTTCATTTTATGATGAACTAGAAAATGATCTTGATGAAAAAACAAAAGAA